CTTTTAAAAATTTTATCAAATTTAGCACCTTGTCTAATTGTTATAATACCACCACCAGCCATCATAACTGGCTCTTGCATTCCTTCTTGTTGTTCTAATTGATTTGCAAATTCTTCAACTGCTGGTGCACCACCTTGATTAAATGCTTGTAATATTTGCATTGCAAGTTCTCTTGCTGTTTCAGGATCAATACCTTGCTCTATTAATAATTGTACAATTGTAAGAAGAGCAGTTTGTCCTTGCTCCTCGCCACCCGCTCCTTGCATCATCTGACCTTGCATCTGATCTTGCATTGGAGCTTGCATTATTTGTTCTTGCATTGGAGGCTGCATCATTTGTTCTTGCATCTGTGGTTCCATCATCATCTGATCCATACCACCTTCTTGATAACCTAATCTTGTAATACCACCACCTGCCATTGTTAAAGGTGTTTGTCCATAATTTGACATTGGATTATTCATCATTGATTGCATTGGTCCAAAAGATGGATTCATCATTGGTTGAGAAACTTGTAATGGTTGACCAAAATCCATTGGTAATGTTCCTATGCCACCCATTTGATATAATTGTCTATTCATTTGTGCTCGCGATATTGTCATAATTTAATAGTTAATAAGGCAGGCACAGAGTCCTGAAAACGTATACTTTACTTGTTTTTATTCAAATCGTCAACGATTTTAGGAAACCTTTTCTAGATTGTCCAGTAATTTACCAGTATATTGATACTCTCCAACATGAGTTATATCTGATTGAATATAGCCATAACATTTGCCACCTATTTCAGTCCATTTTTTACAGAAACCAAAATCTTCTCCATAATATTTTTTACTTGCTTTATCATGTACGGTATCAAAAAAATTGTACATAAATTTATTAGTTTTTGCTTCTCCATTTATAATAGTTGGTTGATCAATAAAATCTTCTGGATAAGCTTTAATCATCTTATCAAACACTTGTCTTTTAATTAACATACATCCCGTGGGCGCGTGCGAGAGTTCAACTAAACCATTATTGATAGTAATCTTCTTAGTTACCGGATCCATAATATTATCCATCTTTACTGGAAACGTGTGTCCAGCTCTCATCAATTCATCTTTACTATTTATAGTTTTGTTTTGTACTCTATTCCATATTTGATCCCAGCTAATACACTTCATTGGATAAGGAACAGATATTACTTCTTTATCAAATTTTAATATTTGCATAATAGTTTCAAACTTAAATTCAATATCTGAATCTATAAATAATAAGTGTGTTGGATCATTAGGATCTCCTAAAAAATTAGCAACACATAAGTTTCTACCTTGTGTAACTAAAGATGATTTCAATAATGAAAAAGAAACCATGATGTTATTCATGATACAAAGTTGTTGAAACTTTAATAAAGACTGTGTGTAATGAATAGAACATTCACTGTGCACAGGGGTTGCTACATAAAGTCTAGTTGTAGGTCTTCCTAAATTAACAACTGTTTTATTTTCTTCATTTACTTTTTTAAACCAAATAGGTTTACTAGGATCTTGCATTGATTGCTCCTTGTAAAAATTTATTCCAATAATTTTTTCTTGAATCCCATAGATAGAATTTGTTTGTATAATTTATTTGAAACTCTAAATGTTCTTTAACATAAGGTTCGTGTAATTGAGTTGCAGCTGCTTCAATGGTTGATGCAAATGTTTTAGCTAGTTTTATAAAATCTTTTTCATAAGGTACATAAGCTGAAAACTCTGCACACGTTTCAAACAATGCACCATAATCTGTTGTAATACAATAAAGTCCGGCAGCCATGGCTTCTATTGCTGCAATACAAGATGTCTCTTCCCATGTGTTTGGATAAACAAACATATGATAATTTTTTAAATTATCTTTTATAAATTCATTAGGTTTATAACCAATGTAATTTACATTACTTAATGTTTTTGCTTGTTCATATAAATCTTTATATTTATCATCATTAGCTGATTTAAATTGATCTCCATATACTTGTGTTGAAGAATAAACATCTAATTGAATAAGAGGATTCTCAACTAATTGCATGGCCGCAAGTAATACATTTAAACCTCGCCACGGCGTTGAAGTATAAATTAATTTAATCGGATCACCTTTCTTATACTCTAATTTACTAGGTTCAATCTTATCAATTGCATTTTTTATAACTACAGATTTGTGAGTTGGTATATCAAACACCATTCTATATTTTTCATAAGACCAATGAGAGTTAAATACATACCAATCATACTTGTCATGATTGCTTTTATCCTTAAACCAATGCACTAAATTAGGTTGATCGTAGGAATTTTGTTGCCAAAGAATATTAACTTTTGATGGATGTAAGGGTATTTTTTCCGGTACAGAAGTTGTTATTTGAATTTTATCTAATAACTCTTTCTCTACATATCTTTCTAGAAACTCCATTTGAAGTTCCGTTCCGCCTCTTGGATTCATTTTTTATTCATTATTCTCTGCATTAAATTCAAACCTTCTGGACTTATCTTAACAAATAAATCTTTTTGTAGATCTTCCATAACGTTTTCTTTTAGAAAATCTTCCATTGTTTTATATGTCTTTCCAGTTTTTTTACTTCTTATTATTTCTTCTGTCGTACATTCTATCTTAGGTATATTATCCATTTTCTCCAGTCCTTGTTAACAGAGCAAATGATATTTGTCCAGAGATAGCATTTGCAGCACTCGATTGAAATTGTAAACTATCTCCTTCTTCTAAAACTAAAGTATTATTAACAGCACCATCGGTAGAATCAGAAGGTATGATATTATGATAAAATTTATAACTGGTAGTTGCAGATTCATCTCTTACAAAAAAATTAACTTCGTTAGCTGTACCTGTATCATTTGCAATACTAATCTCTTTAACGATTGCAACAGAAGAAGTGTTAATCGTTAACACTGTTGTTAAAATACTTGTAGTTAAATCATATCCTTGTATTTTATAAGAGATAGCCATGTTATAAAATGATTGTTACAGAATTCAATGCAACAGTTAATTGTTGTCCAGTAATCACTGGAATAGTATTTCCTTTAGTAGAAATTCTTGTTCCAGTACCAATTAAGAACCAACTAAATGTTTCTATTTCATCTTTTATCTCTTTTTGAAAAGAAAAATTTAATTGATTTTTTAATGTAGAAATTGACTCTAAAATTTGTCTTTGATTATTTACATCATACTCAGGTGTAGGTTCTGGTATGTATGCTGTAATTTTTGCCATTATCTTCTTCCTCCTGCTTCAATATCTAGTCTTAAAGTTCCGTATCTCCAAGTTTCATCAAGAGCATCATTCTCTATTTTTAAACTCACCTGTCTTCCTCTAACTCTGGTGTCTACTTTATCAGTAGATGAGGTAATTGTAAATGGCCCCGTAATTAATGGAGGCGTAGTAGAAGGTGTTGAATTTGCATTGGCTGGGTAATCTCTAAAGAATAATGTAATTTTTGCATTACCTGATAAATCTTTAAAGTCTGGAATAAATCTTCTAACACGCATAATTAATTGACCGTCTCCACCTATACCTTGTTCTGAAATATCATAATCTCCTGATTCTATAAAAGCTGCAATTAATGTTTTAACACCCGTTGCAGATACTTCATTAACACCTACTTCATGTTGCCAGTATTTAGTTGCTCCAACTAAAGCACTTACACCATTAATAGTTGGAAACGTTGGAGTGTTAGTTGAATAAAATTCTGTTGCATAAGGTAAATCAAAAGTAGATGCATCTGCGTAAGTTGTTCTTGCTAATGATCCTGTCGTCCAAGTATTTTCAAGATAATTATAAACTACGGTTCTATCAACCAGTGTTGATCCTGCTTTTGCATAATTCCAACCTACTTCATTGTATAATGAGTTGTGATAGCCATAAGTTATTTGACTTGCATCAAAATTAAACCCCAATTATTCTTATGCTAGGATTTATAAAAAAGGAGATGTCTTACATAAACACAAAGATAGATTTTCGTGTGAAATTTCTACAACTATGCACTTAGGTGGTGGTTGTTGGCCAATATATTTAGAACCAGATGCATCATTAGGTGGTGTAGATGAAAAGACAGGTAATTATAAAGCATCAAAATCTAAAGGTGTTAAAGTAATGTTACAACCTGGTGATATGTTAGTGTATCGTGGAAATGAATTAGAACATTGGAGAGATAAATTAACTTTTGATGATTGTGGTCAAGTATTTTTACATTACAATAATATAGAAACTAAAGGATCTAAAGAAAATATATACGATCGTAGACCTCATTTAGGACTTCCCGCTTGGTTTAAAAAGTGATATAGAATCCTCTTACTAGAGGAGCTTACCACCAATTCTACCTCAAGCTCCTCTGGTATTTACTGTATTTATAAGTATAATAGAGGGTTATGCCATTACAAAAGATACAATTTAAACCTGGATTTAATAAACAACAAACTGCAACCGGAGCCGAAGGGCAATGGATTGATGGTGATAATATAAGATTTCGTTATGGTGAACCACAAAAAATAGGTGGATACCAGCAACTCGTTTCTAGCACCTTAGCAGGACCTGCGAGAGACCAGCATACTTGGACTGCATTAGATGGTAAAAAATATGCAGCAATAGGAACTTCAAAATTATTAGTTATTTATTATGAAGGTTCTTTTTATGATATCACACCACTTGATACACCATTAACAAGTTGTACTTTTACATCAACAACAGGATCATCAACTGTTACAATTACTAAAGCAGCGCATGGATTAGAAGTTGGAGATTATTTAATATTTTCTGCAGCAACAACACCAGGATTACCTACAACAAGTTATACATCAGCAGATTTTACAACAAATGTTTTTGAAGTTATTACAACTCCAACAAGTGGTACCTTTACAATAACAATGGCAGTTAATGAAGCTGGAACAGGAATGTCAGCTCAAGGATCTTCAACAGTGACTCCTTATGTTAATCCAGGTCCATTAGTTGCATCATTAGGTTATGGATGGGGAACAGGTACATGGGGATTATCTACATGGGGAACACCTAGAACAACTTCTAATGCAACAATTGAGGCTGCAGATTGGTCATTAGATAACTTTGGAGAAGATTTAATTGCAACTGTTAGAAATGGTAAAACATATAAATGGCAACCTGCAGGTGGAACTGGAACTGCAAATAGAGCAACACTAATTCCAAATAACCCGACAGCAACCATTCAAACTATTGTATCAGACAGAGATAGACATTTAATTCATCTTGGAACAGAAACAACAATTGGTGATCCTTCAACTCAAGATCCAATGTTTATAAGATTCTCAAATCAAGAAGATATTAATACTTGGAATCCAACGGTTACAAACACTGCAGGAACTTTTAGACTAGATACGGGAAACGAGATTATAGGAGCTATACAAGGTAAAGATTATATCTTCGTTCTAACAGATCAAGCAGCATATACTATTCAATTTGTTGGTCCTCCATTTACATTCTCTGTAAGACAAGTTGGAACAAACTGTGGATGTATTGGTCAAAATTCTATTATATTCGCACAAGGTGCAATATTTTGGATGGGGAATTCAGGTGGATTTTTTGTCTATGATGGAACAGTTAAACAATTACCTTCACTAGTTGAAGATTTTGTATTTACAACAGGTGGGGATAATTTAGGAATAAACTTTGATGCAGGAGACATTGTTTATGGGTCTCATAATAGTTTATATAATGAAGTTATTTGGTTCTATCCTAGCTCAACTTCTTTTCAAATTAATAGATCAGTTGTATATAATTATTTAGAAAATACTTGGACAACTATGTCTCTTGCAAGATCATCTTATGCAGATGCTGATGTTTTTGATTTACCTTATGCAACTAAATATAACTCAACAATGGTGCCTACATTTCCAACAATTAATGGAGTAACTAATTTAAATGGT